GAGTATCTTAATGGAGTATTTTAACAGATGTTTAACTATACGTTTACTAATAGGAGTGTACTATGTTACCTTATCGCTTACTTAAAAAAAGGCATTTACGTATATTACAAAGGAAGAGAGAACAAAGAACTCAACGGATGGTTCTAGTGTTTACCATAGCATTGGCCATTATCATAACTATTCTTGTTCATTACTATCCTATCGTTATTCGTTATTAAGTTACTATATTAAGTTACTATATTAAGTTACTATATTAAGTTACTATTATCACCCCCATCATCATTCTACATTTCTATCAACCTTGGTCTGTTATTCTAAAGGAGTATTATGAAGAAGAAGCCTTTTAAAGGACCAACTCTTATAGTATTAAAGAAGGAGGCACCTAAAGTTCCTGATTTTACTTGTTTACAAATAGACAATGTCATAGATAAATTAGAGAAGTTGGAGGCCACTGAAAAATTGCTTACAAAAAAACAACTTACACGATTACGCAATAGTTTGGAGAAGTTACGAAGTTCTAACGATAAACTGCGAGATAGTGGTATCTATTGGTACGAACAAATAAAGAAAGTGTTATTACGCATACGATAAGGCTGGTAAGGCTGGTAGGCCAGCGCTCGGAAAAAACTCGGAAATTTCTTTATGGATTCGAGGGACTTTGAGGTACATCAAAGATAAAGGCTATTCGTTCCATCTTGGATGTATTTTCGGCCATATGATTTTTTTTGTTATTGAACCAAAACAAGGTGCCTGGTTCTACCTCTAGTACCTCTTTGGTCGTATCATCTTCTCCATTGTCCCATACGGTATACCGATAGGTGCCTGTAATACTTAAATGATATCGGTCTTTGGTAAGGTAGTACGTACCTTGGTCAATATGTTTACCTGTGATCTGGCCAATGGGTGTTTTAAGAAAGGCACAACGACCTACTTGTGAGGTAAAGTGTTCACCTAAAAATCTTTGTATTTCTGTATGACGAGAAGTGGCATCCGTAGGCATTGAAATTTCAGTATCTCCTACAAATTCGTTAGGAGAAGAAACACCTCCCATTACCAATTGTAATACTTCGGAAGTAACAATCTTGGTATGAGGATCTTGTTTACCTGTTCCTTTCATACGGCCTACATTTCCCCAATCCTGAGGATGAGCATTCAATTGAGCTTGAATGGCCGACACGTCTATACCTGTCTTAATGATTCTTATATTCTTCATAACACCTATTATACTACATTTATAATAGTTTGTCAATGATGGTTGCCATTCCACTAAATAATAGTATGGCAGTAGCATTAACACCTCAAGCGGAAGGCGCCCAAGCATTATTTTGTTTTATAGCAGATGTGTTAGGTACTACACGAACAAACAAAGAATTTGATACCTACCTAGACCCTAAATCAGGCAAAGACTTTACTACATTTCAAATTGAATATAAAGATATTATTAAAAACGCATTTACTGGAACAAGAGAAGTAAATGTTGATACGTCTGAAAAAGATATTTTAAATTATTTAAAAAACAATAAAGACTGGTTTAAATCATCTTTACTAATAGCAAAAGAATTGCTAAACGAATTAGCTTCAGTTTCTCCCAAACTATCATCTAAAATAAACCCACCAAAATGGGGTAATATATTTTATGTTAGAGGTGATGAAGAAGTAATGGGTACACTTGCTGAATTATTTAAGTCAGCAAATAAACAAAGTGAAAAATCAGGTGGTGGTAAGGCATTTGGTGATATAAACAAATGGTCTCCTGCTGATATATACTTTGCTACGGTTAAGGCTAAAAGTATTTTAAAAAATTTAGAAAGAGAGCCCGAAACTAAAAAAAATAATTTATCCTTTGCTCAGCTAAATGAGGGTGTAGGAAGTTTAATAAAAAGTGGAGACTTATTACCTCTATCTCTTAAAAAAGCAGGCAGTAAAATAAAAATTGTTAAAGTTAACTTTGATAGAAAAAGAGAAGAAGAACTTTTATCAGAAACAACTAGCCTAGGTGTTGCACCTTGGCAACCTATGAAAGGTAGTTATAAGTTACTCTCAAAAAACAATAATAAAATTTGGTTCTTTGATAAACCTTATCAAGGGGGTAGAGATATTAAACTTAAATTAAAATCAGCCAACAAAGAAGCTATTATAAAGGTACGACATACACCAGCTTCTGGTGGTAAACCACAACAAGGAGTAAAGGTTGTTTTAGAATACAAAGGTGCTTCAGCATTGGGAGGACAAGTTGTAGGTATACCTTTATTTACAAAAATAATACAATCGGTTGATCCTTCTTTTGCACAAAAAATTAGAAACGAATGGAATAAAAATTATAAGAAATATGTAGATGACGCAAATAACTATATAAATTTTGGTGGAGGCAAACAATTATACACAGACAAGAGTGTAAAATCACAGAAAAAATTTAATGAAGATATGGGTGCTATATCTGGTTTAACAGTTATGAATGCTATAAGACCTGTACTAGATAAGTATTTTAAAACTAAAGGAAAAGTACAAGATAATGTTGTTAGAGCGGTATTTGCCTATGTTTCTTCAAGGTCTGCTTCATCAAGTCCTTTTGTAATAGCAAAGGATTAAAACTTATAACTAGTATTCATTATTTAAACCTTATGATAAACTTGTATAAATAACTATACCACACCAAGAGAGCTTCGGTTCTCTACGAGAGGTGGGTGCCTCCACATAACTCACCTCTCACTTAATTCCATTTAAAAGAAAATAGTGTAAATTAATCCAAAAGCATTGACGCTTAATAGAGTAGCATTTGTTACGATCAACGACCACTCTTTCCACATTATACTTACGATCAACCAGAATATTCCACCAACGGCCGTTATCAATGGCCCTAATGGGTATATGTTAAATGATGTAAAACCACAACCTATGATTAATAGAAAGGTGGCAAACCATTTTAAATAAGTGTCTATTTTCATCTGTAATAAATGGCAAAGTTATCAGCGTAAGCTTTGTGGGCAAAAGATGATGGCCTTGAATACTGTCCTTTTGAAGCACCTCTATATCTTATTCGTAAAGGTTTTACCTTCTTTGAAAATTGATAAAACAGAGGTAAGTATTTCATAGGAATACCTTTAGCAATACCTTGTTCATTAGGATGAGCCAAGTATTTTTTAGCTACCTTGTTACCAACTCTTTTGAGTTTTTGGTAATATTCAGTGTTCAAAATTTTATCTGCAGAATGCTTCATATTATATTCCATACTCATCTAATCTAAAATCTACCACCGGTGTAAAGTCGTAGGCATATTCATTCTCTAACAGGGGTCCTGACATCTTAACATTGGTGTCATTTGCTTTTCTAGTATCAAAGAAATTTTGCAAAGTATTTTTTAACTTGGTTGCCATTTCGTTTGATGTAAGTTTACAGAAAAGAGAACCACATACAATAGATGATTCTTCAGCACCTACCTTTTTTGTGATTTCTAATATTTCAGATCGTAATTGTTTGTTTGTCATAGTGTTTTCTCCTTATTGTTTATAGTATAGTTTAATTGGTTCATTTTTTTCTTGTAACATAATGGTCATTACAAAAGACGATACACCTAATAGAGTGAGTATAAACCCAATCATATAGTTGTCTGCTTCTACCGAACCAACGGCGAAGACCATTAAAAAAGTACCTAGTGTGGCTAATATTGTTATCATAGTGTTTTTTCCTTTGTTCTGGTTTTAAGCTTTATTTTTTTTATCTTCTGTTGAATATTTACTGATATGTTTATCAACATCACTCGTTCTAAATGAATTTTGATATAATGAATAGATAGACGATATTTTTGCGTCTGTCGGAGCAAAAGATTGTTTAAAACCTTTATTTCTCGTAAAAGTTCTTATTGTATTTTTATATGTATAACTAGGTTTTTTATATTCATACACAGGCATTTGTATTTTTAAGTCACTATTATACTTTATTTCAGTTACTTTGTCGTAGTCTTTTTTTGCAACATATAATTTTTTTAATACTGTTAATAAAATGTTGTGTTTATTTACTTCTTTTTTCATAATTTATTTTCCTTTGTTGTTTTTCATAATATACATATAGAATACACTATAAATAGCTAAAAGTCAAGCAAAAGTGGCATAAAAATAAAAGAAAAATGTTAAAAATCAGTGTTTTATTGCTATGTTTGTTCACTTTTTGTTCTTGTAGTGTACAAAATTGTAAAATTAAACCAAATTACAAGGAAATTGGCGAATCAGCGTTAAAAAATACTACAAATTTAACGGAAATTGAAGTTAGAAATGGCCAAGTTACTTGTATTTACTAATAAATAGTTAAAAAGAGAGAATTTTATGAAAAATTGTCAAAATTGCGGACATTCTTGTCATTGTGAAGAAATTTGTACTCAAAAAGTAATAAATGAGTTCAATGAGTCATATGATATTGAGTGTTGTAAACACTGTCGTCACAATGAGAAGGAAAAATAATGGCTAAAAAGAGTAATACAGTAAGTGCCTTCAAAAAAGAAGGTAGAAGAAAGAAAAGAACAGGTCGTCATTCAAAAGCCCACAAAGGACCTAAAAAATCTGAAAGAGGCCAAGGTACACCAAGATAATGCCGGCTATTTGTAGAGAAGGCGACAGTTTATCAACAGGACACGTTTGTACCAGTGTAACAACACTAGATGTTCCTGGCCAATCTACAGTAAAAGCTAATGGAATATTAATTGCGAGAGTTGGAGATCCAACAGTGTCACATACACATCCTCCAGCACCACCTTGCCCACCACACGTAGCATATGTAAATATTGGTTCGCCTACTGTTCGTATTGCTGGCGCTTTTGTAGCAAGAGTAGGAGATAGTGCAGATAGTGGGCAAATGATTTCAGGTTCTTCCAATATCCGTGTTGGTTAGTGTATAAATATTAGTATTATGCCAAATTACGATTCCGCTAGTTTAAATAAAAGTAAAAGAGCTACAGTTAAATATAAAGATATTGACTTGGACTTTGGTCGTAATATAGTAACTAATGATATTAATACTTTAACCAATATTGAAGCGGTGAAAAGAAGTGTTAGAAATTTAATTAACACTTCTCATTATGATAGACCTTTTCATCCGGAAATTGGTTCAAGTATAAGAGCAATGTTATTTGAACCTATAACACCCTTAACTGCTTTGAATTTGCAAAGAAAATGTGAAGAAGTTTTGGTTAACTTTGAACCTAGAATTAGATTAACACAAATAACTGCTAATCCTGATATTGATAGAAACTCATATGGTGTCAGAATTTATTTTTATGTTGTCGGCACAACAGAATTAGTACAAGTAGAAACATTTTTAGAAAGATTAAGATAATATGGCAAGTAACAAATTAAACGTATCAGATTTTGACTTTGACGCAGTTAAAGCTAATTTAAAAACCTTTTTACAAAGTCAATCAGAATTTCAGGATTACAATTTTGAAGGATCTGGCTTTGCCGTTCTTTTAGACACATTAGCATACAACACACACTACCTAGGTTTCAATGCTAATATGTTAGCAAACGAAATGTATTTAGATAGTGCTGATATTAGAAAGAATATTGTTTCATTAGCAAAGATGTTAGGATATGTTCCAACTTCCGTGAGAACATCAACAACAAATGTTGACATAACTATAAATGACGCTACAGGTTCTTCTGTAACTATGGCAAAGGGAACTGTATTCAATACAACAGTTGATGGAGTATCTTATCAATTTGTAACAAATGAAACTAGTCTAACTTCTCCACTAGATGGAATTTATAAATTTTCAAATGTAACTCTTTATGAGGGAACTCCGGTTAGTTTTAGATATACAGCTGACGTAAATGATCCTGATCAAAAATTTGTAATACCTTCCGAATTTGCTGACACATCTACTCTAGTTGTTAAAGTTCAAAATAGTTCAAGTGATAGCACAACATCAACTTATACATTAGCTACAAGTTTATCAGAAATTGCCTCAACAACAAAAGCATATTTCTTACAAGAAGGCGATGATGGAAAATTTCAAGTTTATTTTGGCGATGGAATTATAGGCCAAGAATTAGTAGATGGTAACATTGTTATAATAGAATATATTGTTTCAAATGTTGACGCAGCTAATGGTGCAAACACATTTACACCACAATCAAATGTGGGAGGTTTTACAAATATTTCTGTAACAACCAATTCATCATCACAAGGTGGAACGCCTGCTCAAACAAAAGAGTCGGTAAGAATAAACGCACCTTTAAGTTATTCAGCACAGAACAGAGCAGTTACGACATCCGATTATGAAACTCTAGTACAACAAATTTATCCTAATGCACAATCAGTCAGTGCTTGGGGAGGTGAAGATGATGAAACGCCAATTTATGGAGTTGTAAAAATTGCAATTAAAGCGTCTTCAGGTTCTACATTAACTATATCAACAAAGGCAAGTATTGTTGCTCAGTTAAAAAAATATAATGTAGCCTCTGTAAGACCAGAAATTGTTGATCCGGAAACCACATCTATACTATTAACATCTACTATTAAGTTTGATGAAAAAGCAACAACCAAAACTTCGGCAACTTTAAAATCAAATGTTATTACAGCATTGACAGATTATAATACAAATACATTATCACGTTTTGATGGGGTGTTTAGATATTCTAAAGTTACAGGTTTAATTGATGATACGGATACAAGTATTATTTCCAATATAACTACATTAAGAATTAGAAAATCATTTTTACCTACATTAAATTCTTCAACAAGATATGATATATATTTTAGAAATGGACTTTATAATCCACATACCGGCCACAAGTCAGCTTCTGGAGGTATTTTAGAAACTTCAGGTTTCAAAATTGATGGAGATGTAACAACTGTTTATTACCTTGATGATGACGGGGCAGGTAGTGTTAGAAGATATTACTTAACAGGTTCAGTTAGAAATTATGCCGATTCTAGTCAAGGAACAATTGATTATAACACAGGCCAAATAACTATTAATTCTTTAAATGTTGCTTCGGTTGAAAACATTAGAGGGGCAGCTTCTACTGTTATTGAATTGACCGTACACCCAAACTCAAACGATATTATTCCTGTAAGAGATCAAGTTTTGGAAATTGATATTGAAAATTCGACCATCAATGTTCAAGCAGACACTTTTGTTGGAGGTTCTGCTGACGCAGGCGTAGGGTATTCATCAGCTTCAAGTTACAATACATAAGGATAATATCAGATGGCAAAATTTACTGATAAAATATCCTCCCTCATTCAATCACAAGTTCCTGATTTTGTAGTTGATGACCATCCAAAATTTATACAATTCTTAAAAACATACTATACCTTTTTAGAAGCTTCAGAATTAGCTGTAACTTCGGTGGAAACAACTGACGGAATATTATTAGAAACCGAAACAAATCAAAACAATCAATTGTTATTGGACGGTTCTCGTATTGATTCAGATAGAACACAATTAGATTCTGGGGATAAATTACTTTTAGAAAGTTCTGCCTTTGGTAAATTCACAAGAGGCGAAACAGTTACAGGACAAACTTCGGGTGCAACATCAACTGTATTAGCTGAAGACTTAGATAACGGCAGATTATTCATATCAGCACAAGATAAATTTATAATAGGAGAAACAATTTTAGGTTCTAGTTCTACAGCTAGTGCTATTGTAGATAATTATAAACCGAATCCGGTACAGACTATACAAGAATTATTAAATTTTAGAGATCCTGATAAAGTTATATCAAACTTCTTGTCCAATTTTAGAAATGAAATATTAAATACAATACCAAATACTCTAGTAAGTGGATTAAATAAAAGATCATTAATTAAAAATGTTAAATCATTATATCGTACTAAAGGTACAAATCAAGGTCATCAAATATTTTTTAGATTATTGTTTGGCGAAGAATCTCAAACAACTTATCCTAGAGAAAATCTTTTAAGAGTATCCGATGGTAAATGGAATACATCAAAAATTTTAAGGGCTATTGCTACTACGGGAGAAACATCCGATTTAATTGGCAGAACAATTACAGGACTGTCTTCAAATGCAACAGCTATTATTGAAAACGTTTTTAAATTTCAAATCGGCGATAGTGAAGTATCAGAATTTATTTTAAACGAAGATACTCTTTTCGGAACTTTTACTATTGGAGAAGAAATTAGATCCACAGCCAGTGATACGGATGATGTTTTTATTAAAGCAATTATAACAGGTATTCCTAATACCCCTACTGTAACTAATGATGGATCATTATATTCTATAGGCGATAATGTTAGTATAACTTCTGGAGGCCAAGGTGCATTAATTCAAGTTGGTGATGTTGGTCGTGGAGGTATTACAGAAATAATTATAGATGACGCTGGAACAAGTTATGAAATTGGAGATGCTATTATATTCACCAATACAAATACAGGCGGAGGTTCCGCTTCAGCAAAAGTTAGGATTGTTAATGGAGGGTTTTCTAATGAAGACGATTTAGGAAATAGAATTGTTTTAGAAGATGAAACTACAAGAGGAGATCCTTATACAGGAAATGTAATTGTACAAGAATCTGCTACAGGTAACGGAGATATAACCGATATCAGAATAGTTAATAAAGGTTCAAATTACCTATCTTTACCTACAGTAACAGTTGATGATTCAAATGGCTCAGGTGCTGTAGTTAAAGCATACGGCTCAGGAATAGGAAGAGTTTTATCATTAAAACTTATTGAGGCAGGAAAAGGTTATGAAGAATCTCCTTCTCCTCCAAGTTTATCTCTTCCAACAAGAGTGTTAGTCATAGATCAAAGTGGAAACTTTCAATCAGGAGAAACGGTAACAGGATTAAATTCAGACTCTACACAAATAACAGCAACATTTTCTTCTGTAGATAATACTACAAATATTCTAACACTTACAAACGCTTCAGGTATTTTTGCTGAAGACACTATTATTACAGGTTCGTCCTCTTCCAGTTATGCAACTATCAAAAAAGTTGACCAAGCAACAGCAACAACTAATGTTATACCCGTTTTAGATACTGCCGGGAATTACATTAATCAGGATGGTCACGCTTCTGAAGCTACAATGAAAGTACAAGACAGTTTATTGTATCAGGATTTTTCTTACATTATTAAAGTTGGTCGTTCTATTAATGATTGGAGAGATTCTTTCAAACAAACAATGCACAGTGCTGGTTTTTATTTTACTGGCCAAGTTAATATTCAGTCACAAGTTAATGTTCAACTTAGAAATATTACAGGAATTAATTCTGGAGAAATTGACACACCAATTTCTAGTGTACTTAACACATTATTCTCTACTATCTTTGGTAGACGATTAGGTACGACAACAGATGGTACATCGCTAAATGCAACTCCTAAATTAGGAAGAGATCCTTTATTTGATGATAGTACGACAGATTTCTTCACTCCAAATACTAGAGATGTAACTTTAAATCAACATATTACTTTACGAAACGCTGGTGGTATTATAAAAGAGTTAATTGACATAAGAGGTAATACAACAAAATATGGTAGAGCGGTTGCTGGTCCTACCCTCTTTAGTGTTAATAAATTGATATTAGGTGACGCATATGCACACCAAATACAAATACAAGATTTACAGAATTTGAGATTGGAAGGAACATTAAATAGCTCTATTGACGGGGAATTGAATAATCTATCAGATTTCAATTATAAAGTTAAAACAAGTTTTGCGATACCAACCGAGGTGTGGCAAATATCTAGTGATAGTTTTGATGAAACTCTGGATACATTTGATGAAACTGGAATTACTTTTGACGCCGCTTAAAAATGATTATAAATAGTACAGAAGATATTATAGTAACAGTAAACGATAAAATATTGAAGGTTAAGGAAGACTATATTATTGAAGATAATTCTTTAATTTTTACGTGTCCTCCTGAATCTAATGATGTGATATCAATAAAAAAGAAAACAGATGACAAAACAGACTATTAATGTAGGCTCAACGGCAAATGACGGTACGGGTAGTACCATACGTGCTGGTGGTCAAATAGCAAATTCAAATTTTACAGAAATTTATAATGCCATCGGTGATGGTACTACAATACAGTTTGATATTGCAGGTGCAACTAGTGGGCAAACACTGGTCTATAATGCTGGAACAAATAAATTTGAACCTGGAACTGGCGGTGCTTTTACCGTTGCTGGTGATAGTGGTTCAGATCAATTAATTGCTCCAGGCAACATTTTTAGGGTACAAGGTGGTACAGGTATTGCTACGGCTGGAGTTAATACAGATATTGTATCAGTAGCGATAGATTCAACAGTAGCTACTTTGATAGGATCTCAAACTTTAACTAATAAGAATTTAACTAGTGCAACTAATACCTTTCCTTCAACAGTA